ATAATAATATAATTTGCGTTTTATTATAATTGTATTTTTTTTATTTTTAAGATATTTTTTTATACGTTTAAAATTATTTATATTTATTTATATAAATATTTTTAAAAAAATAATTATTAAAATATTATTTAATTATAATAATGTTTGAAATAAATAATATTCCAAATTTAGAAGGAAAATGGATATATCAAATTACTATATTAAGACGTTCATATGTAGGTTTTCCAAATTTTAATAATTTAATTACAACAAGTCCAACTATTTGTAATATGACACAAAAAGATAATTTTGTTATATTAGAAATACCTCCTGATGATACTAGACCTGCTAAAGGAGAATTAATTGGTACAATTACAAGTGTAAGAAATTTAAATAATGAAATATTATTTTATAAATTAACATTTTCAGATTATGATGATAATGGTGTTTATACTTTAACAAATGATGGTGAAAATTGGTCAGGAACTTATACAGAAGCAGGATTTACAGGAGGAAGTCAACAATATCAAACAGCAGGTATTGTTACATTAAAAAAAGTTTAATTTAAAAATATATAAAAAATTTATATTTTAGTTCAATGTTGTAATTATTTTCATACAATTGATTATAGATTAGCAAAAGGAAATTGGGAATTCATTAAAAAAAATAATTAATGAAGAAACAAAAAATAATAATATAATTTGCGTTTTATTATAATTTATATTTATGATTTTTTAGTTTTTATAAATAAAATATTAATTAATTATATGAATAAAATTAGTTTTAAGATTGAAACACCTTCTTATAATTCTTTATCAACTGTTAAACAAACTATTAAATCTAGTGAGCTAAATAATACACCACCTATTTGGGGACTAACACAAATTAGGAAAGTAACTATTACAGAAGATAAATATAACTTATTTAATGAAGAACAAAAAAAAAATGCTAAATTATTAGTATCATTAACTGGTAATGGAGTTATTACTGATAAAATACCACCACAACAAACTGGTAGATATGTGTTAATGTTTGATGATTTTGTTAGTATTGCATTTAATACAGGTTTTAATAGCAATTATGGTTTTGGATTATATAAATATACAGGTTTAGCAAATGATTTTGGTGATTATACTATTGCTAAAATTTTTTGGAATGCACAAGCTTTAGGTGATGTAGATAGAGATAAATGGGAAATTTTTTTATATAAAATATGAATTTTTATGAAAATAATACTGAATATATAATTTATATTTTTTTTTTTATTATTTTTTAAGTATTTTATAAAATAATATATAAATAAATTTATTTTTAATAATATAAATATTGTTTTCTATGTATCAGATAATTACTTTGCAACTTGGCAAAGCAATATTTATAATTTTTATTTATAAAATATTTATTTTTTTTCATTTTTACTTTTGTTATAACAAAAGCAAAATTTATATTATTAATACATTTATAATTTAAAAATAATAAATATTATATAAATTAAAAACTATTATTTAAATCTTACTTTACCTGTTAGTAAAGTAAGATAGAATATATTGATAAATATATTATAAAATATTTTTTATATATGTTTTCTATTTGCCCACCCAAAAAGGTAAGCAAAACTTTATATAATCTTTAAAAAATAAATCTTCTATATTTTTGCTTCTCAAGTAAGAGGAGCAAAATTAAATTATTCTTTTAAAAATAATTTTTTTATTTATTTAATTTTGCTTTACCAGAAGGTAAAGCAAAATTTGTTTATTAAATCTTATATATTTTTTTTGCTCCCGAAGGTTCGGGAGCAATACTTTTGCTTTTAAAAACAAAAGCATAATTACAATTACAATTTTTAAATTACAATTTTTAAATTACAATTTTTAAATTACAATTTTTAAATTACAATTTTAAAATTACAATTATAATTACAATTTTTTAACTTTTATATTAACCTTGTTCTTTTTCTTGAATAATTCACTAACATCTCCATCATCATCAGAATCATCTGCGTTATAATTAGCTTCACTAAATTGCCAAGCTTCAGGACAACATATGCGGAAATCTTCATGATTATCTGCTTTATACCAAAACACTTGGTCTTCTAGTTTATTTGACTTAGCACCATTATGAATAACAAGACATTCGAAGTTTTCTGTACAAGCATCCATAGTTTGACAAAACATTTCAAAGTTATGAAACATTCCTGCATAGTTTTCATACAATTTTTTACGATTTTGATAATTATTTTCACGTAATAAAAAAACCCAATCAATGTTTGACCGTAAATTTGGTGGAATACCTATTGCGTATTGCATTGAGAGAATAAACATGATGCCCCAATGCCTGCCGTTCATGAATATTTCTCTAATAACTTTATCTTTTTTCCAATCATTATCGTACAAACAATCGTCCATAATTAAAAAAGCACGATTATCAATATCTGATTCACCTCCTGTTATTCTTTTTTTAAGTTGTTTTTGTCGTTTAATGAATTCATTTGTAATTTTAGGTTCATATTCGTCATGAATAAAAATGGGAGGAACAATATCACCATAAAATCTATTTGCATTTTCAGTAGGAGAAATGACTGTACCTGCGGGTAAATCTTGTTTATAATAAAGCATATCTTTTGTTAAATAAGATTTACCTGTATTACGCTTTCCAATTAAGACAACTACTGAATCATCTTTAATCATATTCATATTAAATTTTTTTAATTGAAGACTCATATATATTGATGTAAAATTAATTTTAAATCAATAACGAATAAAATAAATTAATTTTATTATTTTTAATATTATTTTTAATTTTATTTTTTAATTTTATTTTTTTATTTTTTTATTTTTAATTTTATTTTTAATTTTATTTTTAATTTTATTTTTAATATTAATATTTTGATTTAAATTAAATATGTTATTCATATTATTGTCATTATTTTTAGTATTTTTAATTTTTTGATAAGCAGTCATTGTATATAATTCATAATTTATTTTTTTATAATTATTATTTAAATTAAAAAAATCATTTAATGCATTTTTAACATCTTTATGTAAAACATCATCAATTACTAATATTCCATTTAATTCTAATATTTTATCACAACCAACTAAATCAATCATTGTTCCCTTATATGAATGATCACCATCAATAAAACAAAAATCAAATTTTTCTTTATTATTTTTAAAGTAAGAATGTGAATAATTTGAAATCCATTCATGATTATTAGATTTTAATTTTTTTTCTTTTAATATTTCTTGTACTACATTTAATCCAAAACTATCCCAATATATTTTTTGAAAAGGATCAACACTTTTTAATATTGAATTTTTGTTCATGGCTAATAATATAAATGCTGATGAAATACCGCAAGCAAATCCTATTTCTAATATTTTTTTAGGTTTGTATTTATTGATTAAATTAAATAAAAATATTCCTTCATTGATTGATATATTTGAATTTAAATAATATATTTTATCTTTTGTTTTAAATACTTTATAAAGTAATATATCTTTTAAACATTTAGAATGAATAAGTTTATCAAAATTTTTATAATAATTTTTATATGTTAATTCTACTTTTTTTTTAAAAATATTAATGTATGCACTATTTATATTGTATTGAATTTTTTTTTCTTTTTCTTTTAAATTTATTAATATATCTAATTGATATCTACTTAAATCTCTTATACTAAAAATCCTATAATTTTTATCATTTAAAAATATCCAATTAAAAGGATAATTTTCTTTTTTATATAGATAATTTATTGTATTATTTGAATTTGTTATAGTTATACTATTTTTTTGCGCATATATATAAGAACCTAAATGAATAAAATTTCTTGGACCAATATAATGATTCATTTTTGAATTAATCATTAAATAATCAATTTGTGAATATTTATTATCTAAATTATTTATAATATTACCATAATTATTAAAAACTTCAATATATTTAAATAATAATTTAGGATTTACTTGTGAATTAGTTACAAAAAAAATATTTAATGGTTTTTTTATTTTTTTTTTTAATAAATTTAATGCTTTAGCATACCATTCTGGATTTAATATAAATGAGTCTGTATTTGTAAAATTATTTATCATTGTTAAAACTGGTTCAATATCTAAATATATCATAACATATTCATAATTTTTATTTATCCAATTAAATCCAATTCTTTCTTCAAAATTTTTATAATTTTTAAATTTTTTTATATCTAATAACCATTTTTTTACTAATGGAGCACCTTTATTTTTAAATCCATTTATCCAACTAAAAAAAATAATACCTTTGTCTATTGAAGGATATTTATCTATAATACCTAATTTATAACTTTCTATATTTTTTTTTTGATATATGTTTAATAATTTATTAATATTATTTTTATAATATAATTGAGGTTTAAGTAAAATATTTATATTATTATTTTTATATTTCAAATATTCATAAGATATATTTTTAAACTTAAAATCCGGTAATTCATCCATAAAATTTTTTTCTGAATTATTAAATTTTAAATCATTATAACTTAATGTATATAAAATTTTTATTTTTTTATTTATTCTTAACTCTAAATCAATAGCACCCATTAATGCCATTAATTTATTTGCAAAATTTCCTTCTGGAATAATAATAATATCATCACTCATATTAATATTTAATAAAAAAATATAAATTTGTTAATATTTAATCTTCTAATATATCAACATCAATATCATCATCAACAACTGTTAATCGCTCCATCATTTTTTCTCTCCTTTTTTCTCTTTCATATGATAAATCATTATTAGTTTCTAAACTTTCTTCTGTTTGATGATTTTTTTGCTTAGAGCCTCCTACTAATATTGGTATAGTTAATGAACCTGCATATTCAAAAGATACATATTTATAGGAATAATATAAAATCATTAAAACAATATATGATAATAATAAAGTAATAATAGAAGATGTTAATAAATTATTTTCTTCTTCTTCTTCTTTTAAATTATTTCTTTTATAAAAATAATAAATTACTGAAACAACTAAAGCAATAATAAATGACATAACATAAGGTTCAAAAAATATACTCATAATATTTTTTACTTATAAATTTAAAAATTTTATTAAACTAATTCTATAGGATTATTATCTTCATCATCTGAAGAATTATATTCTACATTAATCTGATTTTTAGATATGCTATTATCATCTTCATCTAAATAACTTTCACTCGTATATTTATAATTAGCTAAATTTTCATCATATTTTTTTTGATAAAAAGAATTATTTTTACTTCCACCAACTATTTTATTTTTTATTAAACTTTTATTATGTATTTTTGTTATACTAGGTGTAATATGTGTTAATTTTGGTGTTATTTGAGATTGAGATTGAGATTGAACTATTGGTGTTGAATTAGGTTTAAATAAATTTTCAATTCTTGAGCTATCTTCTTTAGATTCAACTTTCTCAACTTTTTCAATATTTTCTATTTTTTTTATTGTTGGATTACTTCCTAAAGTAATTTGTTTTAAATTAAAATTATTATTATTATCTATTTCTGGTTTTTTATTTAAATCTATAATTTTTGTTTGTTCAATATCATCTCTTCCATTAAAACTAATTTCATTATCATTATTATTATCTTCATCATTATCTTCATCGTTTTCATCATTATTATCTTCATCATTTTCATCATTATTTTCATCATCGTTTTCATCATCTTTTTCATTATAAATTTCTTGATTATTATCTTCTTCTTGAATTCCATTACTTTCTAAATTAATTTCTTTTATTTCTTCTTTATTAATATTTTCTTCATTAAATTCTTCTTCATTATCTTCATCATCTTCTTCATTATTTTCTTCGTCATCTTCGTTAGTAATATTTGTTTCCTCTTCATTTATATCGTTAATATTTGTATTTTCTTCTTCAATATCTTTTGTTTTTAAATCACTACTATTTATTTGATTAATTAATCCTTGTTTAAGAATATCTCTAATAGGTAATAAATCTCTAACAGCATTAGAAATAGAATGATTAATTATAGAAATACTATCTCTTAAATTAGAATGTTTTTCTTTAGGAGTTAAACTTTTACTAATATCAAAAATATAAGGATTTTTATAAATTTCTTTAGAACATTCAATATAACATTTATGAATAAAATGTTGAGGTTGTGGAACATTAATTTTAATACTTAATGAATCATTATTATTAATTTGAACAGATGTTAATATTTTTGTATTTGTAATAAAAACAGCTTCTATTAAATCTTCAAAATAATCACAATTACTTATTTTTTCTATTCTAATATATTCATTTTTAATCATTTCATTATTCCATAAAGGAATATCTTTTAAACTTTTTTGAAAAAGTTTTATAACACTTCCTGATTGTGCATTCCCATTTACCATTTCTTCACTTAATGCTTTTAATATATCTCCATAAATTGATTTAAAACCTTCATATATTCTTGGAGTTAATATTTGTTGTAATTGATTTGTATATTCTTTTTTAGCTTCTACTAAAACAGGAATTGAATTCATTAATTAATTAAAATAAAATTAAATTTTTTTTATTACGCATTTTTCTTTTATAATAGTATATGGTTAATAAAAATAATAATTCTAATTCTAATAATTCAAATTCAACTTCAAATAATTCTAATAATAATTTAAATAATAATAATTTAAATAATTTAAATAATAATAATTTTAGTAGTTTAAATAATATTAATAAAAATAACTCAAATAATTTAAATAACTCAAATAATTCAAATAACTCATCTAATTTAAATAACTCAACTAATTTGAATAAATCAAATAATTCGAATAAATCAAATAATTTAAATATAAATTTAAATGTAAAAAATAATTTACCTACTGAAGAACAATTAAAAAAAGCAAGAAATATTGTAGCTAAAGGTCCTCCTCCTTTTGCTATGTTTAGTTTTAAAGATATTATTGGTGGTGCTACTGTAATGTATGTACCTTGGGTAATTGTTTTATTAATTATGTTCACAATTATAATTATTTAAGTTATAATAAATCTTAAAAATAAAATGTTATATTAAATTATGATTAGTGATGAATATACAATAACTCAACAAAATATTTACAATTATAATAGTTATACAAAATATTTAATTATTTTATTTATATTATTACTTTTAATTTATATTATAATGGTTTTAAAAAAAGCTAATTAATTTGTATATATGAATTTCAATAATTGTATTCATAATATTTTTAATAAAGAAGATTTAACAACCCCTTTTAATAAAGAAAATATTAATAATCATAATAATAGTGAAAGTCCTTGGATTATCTTAAATAATATTGTTTATTCTATTAAAAATGATGATAATGAATTATTAGAAATATTTAAAGATTATTATGGAAAAGATGTTAAAAAATATTTATTAGAAAATTTTAATAATAAAGAAAGAATATTATTATTAAATAAATTAAAAGATAGAAAAATTGGTTTTATTCAGGATTTGAATTAGAACTATAATTATTCATTTTAATAAATTTTCATAAAATTTAATTATTTTAGGATTTGCCCTAATTTTTGTATAATCAATATCCATTAAACTTAATCCTTCTAAACTTTTTATTCGTGATAATACAACATATGCTTGTCCATATTCAAATATGGATCTTCCTATATCTGTTTGAATATATTCTAATGACATTCCTTGTGCTTTATGTATTGTTATTGCCCATGCTTGTATTAATGGAATTTGTTTTTTTATAACAGCATCTTTATTATCTTCTAATTTATAATCTTTTTTCTTAATTTCTAATATTTTACCATTTAAAAATTGCACAATAGGATTATTTGTTTCACTAAAATCAATTATAATTCCTCGAGAACCATTTGCTAATCCTTCATCCATCATATTTACATTTAACATAACTTGTGATTTTAATGTAAATGTAATTTTATCATCAATATTATATTGTGAATTAATTAATTGAATATAATCTTGTTTTACTTCTTCTTTTATTTTTGAACTAAAACTATAAGATGATTCATATATATTTGCTCTAAATCCTTTTTTAATTAATTCTTCTAATTTTTCATCATTATATTTTTTAACAATATCTTTTCGCGAAAATAACATTGTTGGTATAATTCCATCTTTATTTTCTAATTTTCTATTTCTACAACTTTCTAATGTTTGTTTTACTTGTTCATCAATTATTCCTATTCTAATTTTATTTAATACTTCTTGAAATTCTTCATTTGTTTGTCTAATAATTTTATCAAAATAAAATATTTTATCAATAGTAATATCCCAACTAAATGATTCAAAACAAAAATCATTACTCTTTACTGGTGGTAATTGTAAAAAATCACCGCTTAAAATAATTTGTATTCCTCCAAATGGACTATTATCTTTTCTTATTCTTTGTGCTATTATATCTAATTTTTCAAATAAATGCATATTTATCATAGAAATTTCATCAATAATTAATATAGATGTATGTTGCCATCTTTCTCTTATATGTTTTTTCTTTTTTATACTATTTACATAATAATCAACATCTTTTTCTCCTGTTCCTATTCCTGCATATTGATTAATTGTAATTCCATTAATTAATAATGATGATAATCCAGTACTACTTGTCACATATAATTTATTGTTATTACCTTCTTTATCTTCCTTATAACTTTTTACAAATAAATTTATTACATGTGATTTTCCAGAACCTCCTGGACCACTAATAAATACATTTAATCCATTATTCATAGCATTATATGCTTCTTTTTGTTTTTCATTTAATGAATTCATGATTACATTATATATAATAATGTAAAATTAAATTTAAATCAATTTTTATGTTTTTATTAAAAAAAATTAATCATTAATTTCTAATAAATCAATAGTTGTTGATATATTTGATTTATTTAAATTATTATTTTTTGTGACTTGTTCCGTTAAATAATCTATTGTTAAAGATTTTCTTTTTAATTCATTTTCCATTTCTTGAATAATTCTTTTTTGATTTTCACAATTTTCTTTTAATTTTATAAGTTCAACATAATAATTAGCTTTATCATTATTTAATTGATTTAACCATTTTTGATGCATTTTAGTTTTTTTATGAGAATTAAATTTTGTTTCATTTTCATATATTTTATTCCTTGATGTACAAGGACAATATATACCATTTATAATTTTAACATGAGTATCTATATAATTACCATCAGGATTAACTCCCGGGGCATAAGTATCAGGAGTTACACTTAATTCCATCTTATATTTATAATATAAAATACATTTAAATCAATTTTTATGTTTTTATTAAAGAATATAATAAATTTATTTTTACTTTTTATAATTTTTTTTGTTAATTTCACTTAAATCAACAATTCTATCCATATGTGGAAGAATTTCTTTATCATGTGTAATAATTATTAATGTTTTTCCTGTACATTTATCATTTATTAATTTAATAACTTTTTTTCTTGTTTTTTCGTCTAAACCTGCTAATGGTTCATCAAATATAATAATAAATGAATTATTTTCATCGGATTTTAAGATAGTACGTAATAAAATAACAACTTTTTGCATACCTCCTGATAAATTATTACCTTGAACGCCTGATTCACTATAAATACCATCTTTTAACCCATTAAATAAATCTATTAATTGATAATCATTTAATAATTTTATAATATCTTCTGTTTCACTATTATTTCCATATTTTATATTATCAATAACACTTATATCATATAACATAGTTTTTTGATTTGCATATAAAACTTTTTTTCTTAAGTAATGAGTATTAATATTTTTTATATTTATATCATCAATATAAATATTACCATCATATTTATAAAATTTTAATATTAATTTAGATAAAGATGATTTACCTGAACCACTTCTTCCTAAAATTGCTATTTTTTCTTTATTATTTATAAGTAAATTAAGATTATCTAAAATTATATTATTGTTTTTATAACCAAAAGTTAAATTTTTTATTTCTAATTTACCACTTTTAATTTCTTGTTTATAATTATCATATTTTATATTTAAAATATCTTTAACATAATTTTTAGAACTTATTAAAGTAGCATACATAACAATAAACCAAGGTAAATTTTTTGAAAGTAATAAATAACTTGTTATAAAATAAATAAGTAAAATTATATATAATACTTTATTATTATTATCTTTAATGTTATTTATAATATAATATATACTACTAATTAATGTTAATATTGATATAAAATATAATATATATGATAATTTTGACTCTAAATTATAATTATTTTGTAAATAAAAATTATAAATATTTTGATCATTATGAATTCTATCTTTTTCTTTAGTTTCATTATTATTTAAATAAGTATTCATTAAAGATGAATAAATATCAACTAAGTTATTATCTATATTATTATAATAATAATTTTCTGCTTTTTTTTTAAAATATATTAATTCATTTTTTACTAATAATATTACTATTATATAAACAATAATACTTAATATTAATATTAAACCTAAATTTAAATTTTTATATAAAAATAATAATGATAATAATATTATTATAATAATATTTGGAAATATTAATATAATAAAATTTGTAATTGTTTCTTTGAAAAATAATGTAATCATGTTTATTTTTGATATTGTTGAACCCATTTTTAATGATTTATAATTTTCACTATATTTATCAATAATTGCTGAAAATAAATTTGATCTTGAATAAGTTAATAAATTTGGAACAAATGAAGATTCATATTTCTTTTTTAAATAAAATAATATATATGTAAATATATATATTCCAATTAAAATATATAAATAATTCATAGGTTTATCAATATTATTTATTAATTTACCTATATTATATGGTGCAATTATAGACTCAAATAATATATATAAAATACTAATTATTATAAAATAAATTATTGTAAATTTATTTTTTTTATAATAATTATTCATATATAAATTAAATATTTCAATCATAATTATTGATAATATATTTTTTTTATTTTTATTTTTATTTTTTAAAAAAATATAATAATGCACTTAAAAATCTATTATTATTATTTAATTAATGATTATATTAATAAAATCACTATAAAAATATGTTAATTCATGAATATTTAGACCAACAAATTGAATTCGAAAAAAAATATGGTCAAAACACAATAATTTTAATGCAAGTTGGTTCTTTTTTTGAATTTTATGGTGTCAATAATAAAGAAGAAACAATTGGTAATGTAGAACATATTACAGAATTATTAAATATACAATTAACACGAAGAAATAAAGCAATTTTAGAAAATTCCAGAAATAATGCATTAATGGCAGGATTTCCTACTCATTCATTAAAAAAATTTATTGAAATATTATTAAGTAATCAATATACTATAATATTAATTGAACAAGTTAGTCCTCCACCAAATCCTAAAAGAGAAATTACTCAAATTTATAGTCCAGGAACATATATAGATGATTTAGTTAGTTATAATCCAAATCATATTGTATGTTTATATAGTAATGAAGAAGTTTGTTATAAAAGTCATAAAAATATATATGTATTTGGATTAAGTGCTATTGATTTATCAACAGGAAATAATTATTTATATGAGCAATCATTTGGATATTATGATAAAAATGCTTATTATGAAGAAATATATAGATTTATAGAAATTTTTAATCCAAAAGAAATAATTATTAGTTTTGAAGGAGAATTAGATGTAAAATTGTTAAAACAAAAAATAAATATAACAAATAGATTGGTTCATTATATTAATTGTGAAAATAAATATAAACAAAATCAGTATCAAAATAATTTTTTAAAAAAAATATTTAATAATGAAAATAATAATAATAATGATAATAATAATAATAATAATAATAATAATAATAATAATAATAATAATAATAATTTATCAGTCATTGAGTTTTTAGAATTAGAAAGAAAACCAAATGTATTAATTAGTTATTTATTATTATTAGAATTTTCATATGAACATAATGAGCGAATAATTACTAAAATTAAGAAACCTGAATTTTGGCATTATGATAAACAATTAATATTATATCATAATGCATTATATCAATTAAATATTGTTTCTGCACATAATAATGAAAATCATAAATACAAATCATTATTTCATATATTAGATAAAACATCAACACCTATGGGTAAAAGATATTTAAAATATATTCTTCATAATCCTTATACAAATGTGGAAATTATGAATAAAAATTATAATTTAATTGAAGAATTTATTAATAAAGATATGTTAAATAAATGTGAAACGTTATTACATGAAATTATTGATTTAGAAAGATTACATAGAAAAATGAGTATTGAAAAATTACATCCATATGAGTTTTTAAATTTACATTATAGTTATTGCAATATTTCCGATTTAATAAATAAAATAAAAAATGACATTTGTTTAGAAGATTATTTTTTTAGTGGAAAATTAACAAATGAATTTTCAAAATTTATAAATTATTATCAAGGAATTTTAGACATCAATGAGTGTGGTAAGTATGGGTTATTAAATATGAATGGATCATTTTTTAAAAAGGGAACTTATGATGAGATTGATGAAATTCAGATGAAAATAGATGCAATATATAAATATTTTAATGATGAAATGAAATTATTATCTGGGTTGATTGAAAAAAATAGTGATTATGTAAAAATGGAAAACAATGATAGAGATGGATATTTTTTATATACGACGATTAAACGAAGTGGAGTATTAATGAATGAATTAAAAAAAAACAAAGATTTAGCTAGTAAATATGAAACAAAAAAATATACATCAACAAATATCAAAATTGTTAGTGATGAATTAAGTAAGTTAAGTAGTAGTTTAGTAAATTATAAATTAAAAATAGAAAAATTAACAAAAGAAAAATATTTAGAATTTTTAAATGAAACATTTTCAAAATTTTGTACTTTATTTGATCATGTTTGTAAATTTATTATGAAATTAGATTTTATTAAATGTGGAGCTAAATGTGCATTAAATTATAATTATAAAAAACCATTAATTAATGATAAATATGAAGGAAAAAGTTATTTTGAAAGTAAAGGAATGAGACATCCTATTATTGAGATTATACAAGAAGATTATGAATATATAAGTAATGATATAAGTTTAGATAATGTTGAAAATAAGGGAATATTATTATATGGTGTTAATGGAGTAGGAAAAAGTAGTTTAAGTAAGGCTATTGGATTAAATATAGTAATGGCACAAATTGGATTTTTTGTAAGTTGTGAAAGTTTTGAATATTATCCATATAAAAAAATATTTACACGAATTAATGGTGATGATAATATATTTAAGGGAATGTCATCATTTGTAGTTGAAATGGATGAATTAAGGTCAATATTAAAATATAGTGATTGTAATTCAATTGTATTGGGAGATGAAATATGTAAAGGTACGGAAGAAACATCAGCATTATCGATAGTAAGTTCATCTATATTGAGATTTTATGAGAATAATGTTAGTTTTGTAATGGCAACGCATTTTCATAAGTTAAGTGATTTAGAAGAAATTAAAAATTTAAGTGGAATTCATAGCAAACATTTAAGTATTGAATATGATGGTGATAAAATTATATATGGGCGAAAATTAAAAAATGGAGCAGGAGGGTTGCATTATGGGATTGAAATAGCAAATTTTGTTATAGATGATGATAATTTTATTAAAAATGCTAAAAAAATAAGAAATAAATTATTAGAATTAAGTGATGAAATATTAGAAAATAAAACATCAAATTATAATAATAAATTGTATGTGGAAAATTGTAGTATATGTGGTAAAAAGGATAAATATTTAGATACACATCATATAAAAGAGCAAAATGAATTTGATAATTATAATAAATTTAAAGATAAATTAAGCAATTTAGTTGTTTTATGTAAAACACATCATGAAGAAGTACATCATGGTTTGTTAAAAATTAATGGATATAAAGAAAGTGGTGATGGAAGTAAATTATTAGATTATGAATATGTGGAAAAAAAGGTAAATAAAAAAAAGAAATATAACGAAAATCAGATTATATTAATAAAAAATATGTATGAAGAAATGAAGGAACATAAAAATCAAATTAAAGTAATGATACAAGAATTAAAAAAGAAGGATATAAATATTAGTGGTGTTTATATAAAAAAAATAGTAAATAATGAGTATTGATTATTCTATTATAATTATAATAAAAATTAAATATAATTTCTAAATTAAATATAATTTCTAAATTAAATATAATTTTTAAATTAAATAAATAATTATCTTTTTGAATAATAGTATATAATGATTGAAATTATAAATTGTTATATGAAACAATATTTAATTGGAAATAATAAAACAAAATTAATATTTTTTATTATTTTAAGTATTTTATATTATTTTTTAGAAGTATTTGGTATAATAACAATATTTAATCAATTATCAAATATAAATAAAAATAATATAAAAAAATTTTTTATATATATAATATTATTTTTTATTATATTTACTATATTTAGTTTTTATAAAAATAAATTTGAAACTTCAATACAATCAAATAATTTATCAAATAATAGAATTTTTTATATAAATTCATTATATGATTATATTTATGAAAATTATAAAGATATAAAAATAGGAAATACAATTACAAGAATATTTACAATAACTTCACAATGGAATGAATTATTTAGATTAATTTTTAATTCATTATTTCCTACAATAATAATATTAATATTTGTTTCAGGATATATATTTTATTTAAATAAAAATTATGGATTAATCATATTTTTATGTTTAATATGTACATTAATTATTATTTTATTGTATTCTCCATATATTATTAAATCATCAATTATTCAAAATGAAGAATATTATAAAAATTATGATAAAATTAATAATCAATTAGTAAATTCATTAAATATATTAATAAATAATGAAGAAAATAATGAAAAAAAAATAAATTATTATAATTGGAATAATTATAAAAAAAAAGATTCATTCAATAAAACAAGTATTAGTAATTTAAAATTATATCTTATTATTAATTTATCAATATTTTTAGTATTAATTTTATATTATATTTTAAAAGATAATAATTTTAATATAAATAATTATAAAAATAAATCACTATTAATTTTATGTTTATTATATTTTTCAATATATTATTTAAAAATTAATGGAGTAATTGGAGATTTTATATTAAAATTTAGTAAATGTTATAATAATATTAAATTTTTTAAAAAAATATCAAGTAATAATAAAAGTAAAAATATAAAAAATGTAAAAAATTTTGATATTCAAATTAAAAATTTAACTTTTAAGTATAATAATAATTATATTTTTAAAAATTTAAATATAAATATAGAAAAAAATAAAAAAACTGCAATTATTGGTAGATCTGGTTATGGAAAATCAACATTATGTAAATTATTATTAAAATTATATAAATATGATGGTAAAATATTAATTAATAACATTGATATACAAAAAATAGATACAAATTATTTAAGAAGTAAAATAATTTATATAAATCAAAAGACAGATATGATTGAATCATCTATTATAAATAATATGAATTATGGGAATAATATAAATAATCAAAAAATAATAGATTTATTAAATAAATATGATTTACAAATTATATTTAATGGTTTAAAAAATGGAATAAATGAAAATGTTAATTTAAATGGTACAAATTTATCTTTAGGAATGTCAAAAATTATTATATTAATAAGAGGAATATTAAAAGTAAATAAAGGAGAAATAATTATTTTAGATGAACCATTAGCAGGATTAGACGAAAAAACAAAACAAAAAATTATAAAAATGATAAATAATGAAATTAATAATAAAACATTAATTATTATTACTCATGATAAAGAAATATTACCTTATATGAATAAAATAATAAATATTGAAAAAATTAAATAAATTTTGAAAATTTTAAATAAATTAAATATATTTTTATGAAAATAAATTAAAATATTTACATATCTGTGTTATTAATACTTAATTGTTTTAAAATTTCTTCAGCTTTTAATTCAGAGAAATTTTGAGAATTAGATTGAACATTTCTAATATCAGATGATGAAGATGATGTATTTATTTCACCACCTTTAATTGATCTTAATTCTTTTTTTAAAGTTGTTACTTCATTTAATAAAAAAGCACATAAAGTAGTAAGACGATTATGTTGTGCTGCTAATTCGTTTAATTTTACTTTAGTATGTAATATAGCTTTACTATCCATTATATAATTTAATTATATTAAAATCGAAAAAAATAAACGCTTTTAAAAAAAAAATATAAATTGAAACATTTCTATATAAAAATAAATTATTAATTTATATATAAATGATTATTCCTATTAGATGTTTTACTTGCAATAATTTAATTGCACATAAATGGAAAACTTATCAAGATAAAATACAAATTGAATATTTAAAAGATGATATTATTAATAATCCTAAAAAGAGATTTATTGATGTAGATAAAATTAAAGATAAAAGTATAGAAGGTAAAATTTTAGATGAAATTCATATTCATAAATATTGTTGTAGAAGGATGTTTTTATCAAATGTTGATATGTGTGAAACAATATAATATATATTTTTTATATTAAATATTTAAAAAATATATATTATATAATTAATGAGATATGTTTTTAAAGAAAGATTAAATAAATTATTAGCATGAGATAAAATAAGATTATATAAAATAATTGAAATAATACAATATTTATTTTTATTTTTTATATTAATAATATGTATTTCTTTTATATGGAATAATATTTATTATTTTAATAAAAATAATATTAATTCATTTAGTATTAGTAATGTAGATACTAATGAAATTAATAAAGTTAATGATGAAATAATTCATGAAATAAATAAAAAACATTCATTTATAAATTTATTTTTTATTTTTTTATTTAAGAAAAGTTGTATTACTTATTCCTTCAATTATTACTTTATATGATAAACAATTTGTACCTTATACAACATTTAATTATTTAAATAATGTAGCATTAGTATTTTTATTTATGCATTTAATTCCAGAATATTCTTATAATATAGAAAAATTAAGATTAAAATTAATAAAAATATAATTAAAAATTTAAATTTTATAAATATTTTATAATTATATATTTTATAATTATAAATGAATGATTGGTATAAAAAATTAAAAAAAGCTCCATGGACACCACCAGATTATGTTTTTGGTATTGTTTGGTCTGTATTATATTTACTTATGTTTATTTCTGCTTATTTAATATTTATAAATAAAAAATGTTTTCCATTTTGTTATGCATTAATAATATTTTTTATTCAATTAGCAATTAATTTAAGTTGGACAACAATATTTTTTAAATATAAATTAATTCATTTTGCTTTATTTGTTTTATTTGTTATATTTTCTTTGGTTATTTATACATATTTTTTATTTAATAAAATTAATAAAATAGCAAGTTATTTACTTATTCCTTATATTTTGTGGTTATTAGTTGCATTAAGTTTAAATATTTATATTGTATTGAATAATTAAAAATTATATTTTTTAAATTATTTTATATCAAATTATTTTTGATATATTTATATTACAATTTTTATTACAATTTTTATTACAATTTATATTACAATTTTTATTACAATTTTTATTACAATTTATATTACAATTTTTATTACAATTTTTATTACAATTTTTATTACAATTTTTATTTATTTGACATTCCACCAAATGGTGTTGACATTCCTCCAAATGGAGTTGACATTCCTCCAAATGGTGTTGACATTCCTCCAAATGGAGTTGACATTCCTCCAAATGGTGTTGACATTCCTCCAAATGGAGTTGACATTCCTCCAAATGGTGTTGACATTCTACCAAATGGTGTAGATACTAATTCTTCATTACTAGTATTATCATGGATTATATTAATAAAAGATTTATCATAATTATATAATATTACTGGATAACTCCATTTTGTTTCATATAATCTATTTCCAAGATTATCAGTATAAACTGTATAAAAATCTTCACTTTCATCATTTAAAACTTCTTTTTCTAAATTCCATGATATACCATTAAAATAATAATATTCAAAATATATTTTACCTAATAATGGTACATAACTATTTGAAGCATTAGAACTTTTAGGTACTTTCTTATTACCTAATGGTAATAACCCATAAGTAAAATTATAATATCCATCTTGATTACCAAATTTTCCAAATTCGTATTTAGCAAATTGACCTATTAATCCTTGTTGAAATGTTATTGATTTTAAAACTATTGGATTTTTACCAGTTTCAATAAATCTATTATATATTTTAGAATTTAATAATGGTCCATCAAGTTTAATAACATTTTTTTCTTGTAATGAAATACTATCATAAATAAAATCTTTTTTAATATAATCAAAACCTAATATAAAATCATGTAAAATTAATCCTCCTGTTATAGGTAAACTTTCTAATGATCCTTTAGATTTGTCTCTAGAAAAATACGATGTTTTACATCCTAACCATCTTCTTTTTACAGCTCTTGATGTAAATAATTCAAAATTTAATGGATCATCTTTATAAAAAGTTTCAGCATATAAATATAAATAAATAATATTTGTCACTAAATTTTCTAAATAAAAACTAGTTAATGATATTGAATAAAATCTATCCTTAGTAGTACCAACCATCATACCAATAACTTTTGTATCATCTTTTTCTAAAAATATTGGTGATCCAGAAAGTCCTTTTTTTCCATCAATATCAATTAATAATGACTCTGGAACATATGTTGCTCCTACATTAAAACTTCCTGAATATTTAGGATCAATAATTGAACCTTTTATTAATGATTTATTATCTAATGTTCCTAAATTTCCGCATGTATATAAATTATCACCTATTTTATATGATGGTTCTAAATTTATAGTTAATCTTTTATAAATAGATAAATCAGGTTTAAATGATTGATTATATGGTAATTCTGGATCATAAACACCTAAACAAATATCAGCAAATTTATCTCTACCAATAACTTTAAATAAAGCTGTAGTACTTAAATTGTTTCTTGAATTATCATTAATTGTAAATGAAGCATAAAAAGTACTTAAATTACTTTGAGAAAATACATGACTAACTGTGACTACATAAATATTGGTATCACTTTCATCATTTCTATTTTTATATAAAAATCCAGATGCAGTACCGTTTGAAGCATAAATTGTACATATTGAATTTATATTTTCTTCTAATAAATTTAATGGTTCTTCAATAAATTTCAATTCTACTTGAGTAAATTGTCCTTTTCTTATATAATTTTCTTTAGCATATTCAATTGAAATATCTCCTAAATTTTCTTTTAATGCGTAATCTTTATAATCAATACTGTATTCATTTTTATATGCTAAATTTTTATAAATACTTGTTGTTCCATATTTATTCATATAATCATTTAAATTAGGTGATTGAATAAAATATTTTCTAAATCCATAAGGAATACCATAACCATAAGTACCTAATATGGCTCCTGCTGAATATAATACTCTTGAAATAAAATCAGTAAAAACTACTAATTTATTTCCATAAACATTAAAATCTATTGAAAATAAATCAAAATTAAAATTATATTTTGTATATATTCCAAGATCATCAGAATAATAATAATCTTGTAATCTTCTTAATTGATTATCTTTATAAAAAATTAAATCAAATTGTTGTGATACTAATTTAGGTACTGATATATAATCTGGAGGATCTTGTACAAACATATAATTTGGATGAACAGAATAAGCATATTTATTATGATAATTAATTATTACATTTGTCATTGGTGTAAAATATTTAACAAATTTATCTTTTAATGTATTAGGTTTTAAATATGATGGAGTTTTATCTCCTTTATTAAGATAATCAGGTTCAATAAAATATGCTGTATCATTTGCTATTAAAAAATGATCAAAAATTTTAAGTTTTGTTTCATTTTCTAAATTAAAATCTTTTTTATATAAATCAAAATTAAAATTATATTTAGAATATTTTAATTTTTTTGTTTCTTTATCATAAACACTAAAATATCTAATATTACTAATATCCAAGAAATCTGTCATTTATACTATAAATAAATATTTTTTTTATTATTCGTAAAAATTAAAAATTTTTTTATTTTTTATTATATTATATAAAATCTTATTTTTTTATTAATAATAAATTTCATATTTATTATTAATCTTTTGATTTTTATTATATATAATACTTTTTTTTATTAATTATTAATTATTAAAATAAATTAATATAAATTACCATTATTACTTCCGCCTGGAATAACACTTCCGCCTGGAATAACACTTCCGCCTGGAATAACACTTCCGCCTGGAATAACACTTCCGCCTGGAATAACACTTCCACCTGGAATAACACTTCCACCTGGAATAACACTTCCACCTGGAATAACACTTCCACCTGGAATAACACTTCCACTTGGAATAACACTTCCTCCTGGGATGACACTTCCTCCTGGAATTACACTTCCTAATGTAGAAGAATTCATAACTTCATCAGTAATTTCAGTAAATAAAGTATAAGCAAATGTTTTTGTATAAGGTAATAAAAATATTGGATATTCAAATTTATGTTGTAAAAATTTTGATAAATTATTTAAATCATATCTATTATACCATGTTTCATCATTTCCACCTATATATTCACTTTCTAAAACCCATACATTAGCATTATAATAATAATATTCAAATAATACTTTACCATATGTATATGCTAATTTTGTTATATAATCTACTAAATAAATATTGAAATTACCTAATGGTAAAAATCCATAATTAAATCTAAAAAATCCATTTTGATTACTATATTTACCAATATTAAATTTATAATATTGACATCTAACTGCATCATAAAATGTCATAGATTTAATAACAATAGGATTTTTATTCGATTCTATATATCTTGAATATAATTTTGATTGTAATAATGGACCATTTATAGGTATTACACTTGATTTTATTAATGCTTCAGTTTCATATATAAACTTTTTATCAACATAATCAAAACCTAATACAAATTTAGTAATAACTAAACCACCATTATATTTTAAATTAATTAATGAACCATTTTTTGATCTTACATTAATTGGATTATTATAATATCCATAAACACCCAACCATTTTTTTGTTAATCCTTTATCTCTTAATATACTATAGGCTAATAAATCATTAGCATAACTTACTTTAATTTCTTCATAATTATTAATAATTGATGTAATTACTGTATTTAATGTAAAATTATTTAAAGCTATTGTATAATTATTATTTGTTCCTATTCTTCCAACAACCATTCCTATTAATTGATATTGGTTACTTATTTTAATTAAAACAGGAGCACCTGATAATCCTTTATCTGTATTTATATCTATAAATAAACACTCTGGTATAGAATATGAATTTGCTATAAAACTTCCGTTATATTGTGCATCCATTAATTTACCATTTAAAATTGTTCTATTATCAATAGAACCTATTGAACCAATGATCGAAACATCTAAATTTTCTTTTAAATCTACATCCATATTAATTTGTATTGGTACATAACCACTTAAATCAACATCAAATGTTTTATTATAAAATAATTCGGAATCAAAAATACCTACTAAAATATCAGTATAAATATCTCTACCTATTACTCTAAATTCTGCTGTTGTTGAAATTGTTTCATTAGAATTATCAATCGTTTCAAATATTCCAAAAAATGATTCTAAATTATCATTACCTAATAAATGATTGTTTGTTACTAAATATATTTCATTTGGTCTATTTAAATTTTTATATAAAAATCCTGCACCCTTAGTTGATGTAGAATATTGATTTCCACTACATATTGCCAATGATTTAAAAAATGTTTCAAATGTATTAATTGGATCTTGTATATATTGAATTGGTAATCTATTAAATTGTCCAAATCTAAAATAGTGTTCTTCTAATAAATTTTGATTTTCTGGTGATAATCCTGTAATTGACGCATAATGTATCCAATCAATATTATAAATATTTTTTCTTGTATTTCTAAATATACTAAAATTTCCATATTCTACTAAATATTCACTTAATGTTGGGTCTTGAATAAAATATTTAGAAAATGATACTGGATCTCCATAACCATTTGAACCTACTATTGTTTCTGATTCATAAATAACTCTTGAAATAAAATCAGTAAAAATTAATAATTTATTTCCATATACTTTAAAATCCTGACTATATAAATCAAAATTAAAATTATATTTACTATATATATTATTTGATTGATCATTAAAATAATAATCTTGTAATCTTCTTACTTGTTCATTTGTATAATATGTTGTTTCAAATTGATGTTCTACTAAAATATTATATGGTATATATGTATTTAAATTAAATAAATTTATATAACCTGGATGAATACTCATTCCAATATAATCATTATAAGCTTGAATATGTACTGTCATTGGTAAAAAATATTGTTTAAATTCTTGTTTTACAACTGTTGGTTGTTTAAATTCCCATCCATTTCTTGTAATAAAATCATCAAATACTTCTAATTTAGTTTTATCTTGTAAATGAAAATCTATTCTATATTTTTCAAAATTAAAATTATATTTACTATATTCTAACTTTTTAGTTTCACTATTATACTGATTAAAATATCTAATATTTTTTAAAATTTCTGTATCACTCATATATTATATAAAGATAATAAAAATTTTAATAAATAAAATTTTAAAATAATTTATTAAATAAATTTTATATAATAAATATTAAAATTTATTATTAATAATAAATTTTAAATAATGAATATAAAATTTATTTACTAATTTATAAATAATAATATGTCTGATAAAAATCAATTAAAACAATTTATTAATGATTTTATTCAATTAAATAAAGAAGAAGAAATATATAAAGAAAAAATGAAAAATCTAAAAAATAAAAAGGATAAAATACATGATACAATTATAAATTATATGTCAAATAATGATATATTAGATAAAGAAATTATATTTGAAAATAATAAAATAAAATGTGCTTCCTCTAAAACGACTGACTCAATTACTAAAAAACTAATATTAGAACGTTTAAAACAATTTTTAAAAGATGAAAATTTAGCAACTGAAGCCACAAATTATATTTATAGTGATAGAAATAGTACTCAAAAAATTGTACTAAAAATTTTAGATTTAAAGAAATAAAGTTAATTTAAAATAGGTTAAACACAAAAATGAGTTTTTATGAAGAATGGATTAATAATTATAATCATTTATTAAATGTAATTTATAATCATTTTTTGATTATTTCAAGTAAAAATGTATTAAAAATAGTTAATAATCAAGAAACATTTAATAATTTTTGTTATATGATTTATTGTAATAGTAGAAATAATGAATTAAAAAATGCAGAATTATTTGATTATGTAAAATAAATAAATAAATAAATAAATGAATGAATTTATAGTATAAATGAATTTAAAGATTTCTTTTTAATTTATTATTATAAATAACTAATTTATAATATATAAATTTTATTTTTATTATGAATTGGGCAAAACTTGTAGAAAGTACTGCTGATATAGTACAAACAAATATAAAAAAAGTAGAAATAAAAAAAGAAGATGAATTAGTATATAATCCATATAGTGTATTAGAGTTTCGAAAAGTAGATGATGAATTTGAAGATAAATATATAAAAAATATTGAAGATATATCTTTTGAGTTTAAAGAATTTATATATGGACATTATTTGCCATTCATGGATAAAAATATAAATGTTAAATATGATATTTATGATTTTATAAAAGAACATTGTGTTGAATATAGTAAATTAAATAAAGAAATTGAAATTCATAATAATCAATTAATTGAAGAATATGATAAAGAAATGGAGGAATTAGAAAAAGAATATGAAGAAATTGAATGTTTAAGTGATTAGTTCTTTATAATAGTATTCAATTTGTTTAATATTTGTTCAATATATTTAATAAATTTTTTTGTTTAATATTTTTTAATTTAGAATTATATGGAGAATAAGCCCACATAATTAAAATTGTATGCATTTTTGTTGGAAGTCCTTTTAATGGACCATTAATATGAAAAAAGGGAATATTTTGAGATTTCATTTGTCCTAATTTAGCATTAATTCTATTTATTCTTGTTTTTGCCCATGTTGCACCAGTTGGATTTGATTTTTTAACGGGTAAAGTATTTAATTTTTTTTGGTCTGAATTTTTTTGATATACTTGAAGAAATCCTAAATCTGTTGTATTTGGTTTTTCTAATCCACGTGCTTTTCTTGATATATTATAATAAGAAGCCAATTTATCAAAATAATTTATAGTTGTGTGAGATAAATAAGGATAATTCATTATTTATTTAATATAAAAAAATTATTTATGAATTTATTTATTTTTTATTTATTTTGTTTTTATTTTGTATTTATTTTGTATTTATTTTGTATTTATTTTGTATTTATTTTGTTTTTATTTTGTTTTTATTTTGTATTTATTTTGTATTTATTTTGTATTTATTTTGTATTTATTTTGTTTTTATTTTGTATTTATTTTGTATTTATTTTGTATTTATTTTGTATTTATTTTGTTTTTATTTTGTTTTTATTTTGTATTTATTTTGTATTTATTTTGTTTTTATTTTGTATTTATTTTGTATTTATTTTGTATTTATTTTGTATTTTTTTGTATTTTTTTTAATTACTAATTTAATTTTATCTTAGGCTTATAAATCTACATATTTAGGTGTTTTGAGGTATTGGTATTCTTAAAGTAGTATTTGTAGTATTACCATTTTTAAGATAACTTAGTTCAAATGTAATTTCATCACCACTTATAGTATCTAACTCCGATTGTAATATTTTATACATAAATATACACGACTGACATTTGTAAGATGAATAAAAAAAACTTGCTTTTCCTAATTCAGTAGATTTGCTAACTATTGAACAATCTGATAAACTTTCTTCAAAACAGTGTTCAACATAATAAACTTGACCGTTAACTTGAAAGTCTATAGTTATAGTATTTTCAGTTTCAGTAAATGATTCAAAATTTTTTTTTTTTAAGTATTTATAATAATATACTAAAAATAATAATATAACTAATAAAATTAATAAAATTATTAAATAATTATTCATTTTCATTTTTGTTTTCATTTATATTATATTATAATATTTTTTTTTTTTATAAAATAAATATTTATTTAACCATTTTTTAAATATTTTCATAGCCTTTCTCATATTTAAAGTTTGACTTGGATGATATTTTGCTCTATAATACATAGTATTTATTACACTTTTCTGATAATTTAATGTTTTATTTTTAATTAATTCAATTGTTTTAAGTGCTGTTTTTTCATCTTTAAACCCTAATCCTTTTATTGTTGTTTTTGGATTGTAATTTTCATATAAACTTAATCCTTTATTTGATTTTTTTTCTTTTAAATTATATTCTATTTTTCCCATAGGCATTGATTTTATATTATTTATTATTGTATTTTTATTTATTTTTTTATAAGTTTTTTTCAATTGTCCATCATACCCTATTAAATAAATATTAAAATCATAATCTTTGTTTTTTAATGTTAATAATTTAATATTGTATTTATGAAATTCATATTTATATTTTTGATATTTTTCTTTATTTTTAATATATTTTTCATTTTTATATGAATTCGTTTGAATAATTAATAATCTGTATTTATTTTTATATTTATTAATGTATTTCTGAAAATGTTTAAAATTATTAATTCTATTCATAATTATATAAAATATTTAAAATTCATTAGTTTCATACATATTTATATCTTTTAATAAACTTTTCATATAAAAAATTTCTGCTTGTTGATTAATAATTAATTGACAACAAAAATCTCTTAAATAAGAATTATTTGTATATAATAATAATCTTTTACTCATATTTATTGCTACTTGATGATGTGGAATCATATGTTGTAAATATTTTTTATCAGTTATCATCATATTTATCATATGTTTTTTATGTGCATCTGGGTCAAAAAATAATGGATTACATTCATTATTAATATTTTTAACATTAGAATTATTTGTAAATAAAGTATAATTTAGAGAGTTAGTATGATTTAATTCATTTGATGGATAAATATTATTATTTGAATTTAAGGGTACATAATTTGTTTGTATATTTTTTTTTATCATTTCCATTTCCCATATTTCATATCCTTGTTTTCTTATAATTTCTCTACTTAAATATATCATATTTGGTTTTTTTGTATTTTTTTGTAATTCTATTGACATATCAATTGCTACTTGATGATGTGGTATCATGTGCGTTAAATATTCTTCATCTGTTAAATTATCTGTACATGGATTTGATTTTTTATTCATAAATATATGAAATATTAAAAATTGATTTATTTTTATAAATTTAATTATAAAGTTAAACTTTTGAATAATTTTAGATTTTTTGATTAAATCATGAACACTACTATAAACAATGATTTTAATACTCAAAAGAGAAAAATAGATGAAATAAATGAAATAGAAGAAAATAATGATGAACTAAAAGCTGAAAATTTTTGTAATGTAAATTATACAACTTTAAAATCAAAAAAAGAAATGGAAGAAGATTCTAGATTAAAAACGCAAGAAGATTTAATTCAATTAGGAAAATTAATGAACGCTAAAGAGCAAAAAAATAAAGAAACAAATGAACAATTAGAAAAACATGCTACAATTGTAAAAAAATATCAAAAATTAGATATTATTAAAGTTGTAGATGATTTCATACATCAAAAAAAGAAAATTGATATGAAAAATATAATTGATACATTAATTTCTAATTATGAAATTACTAATGAAATGATAAAAAATAAAGATGAAGAAATTAAAAAATTAAATAGATTTTTAACTGAAGAAACAGAAAATAATAAAGATTTATTTAATGAAAATGATACTTTAACATTAGAAAATGATAAATTAGAAACTAAAATTAAAAATCTAAATAAACAAATGAAATATTTACATATAAGCTATATTATGGGAATGTTTCATGTATTTGTTTTTTCAAAATTTGGATTTAATCATTATTTGTCAATCATAAATTATATATTTAAAACAATTGTATTTATATTTTATATTATACCTAATTGTATTCAAGCCATTAAAAATCCCAATACTTATGTTTCATTAAAGAAAAGCATTTTTATTAATATTCAATATATATTGAATGTTATTTATCAATTTAATTCTTATATACTACAATATTCAATGAATTTAAATAAGTTTTATATAATTGGTCTTTTCATTTTTACTTTATTTGTGATTTTATTAATAAATAAAGTTATGAATAGAAAAATAATTAAAAATAATTAAAATTAAAAATAATTTAATTAAAAATAATATAAATTAATTATATAAGTTAATATTTAACTTTTTATAAATATTTATGAATGATTACATCATTTATTTTATTAATTTCTTCTTATATTATACATTTGAATATTATTAATTTGATTAAAAAATAATTGAATAATTTCTTACTATTATTTATATTTATATTTATAATAATAAAAATTTTAAATCTAACTTTTAAATTTTAATCATTAATATTATTAAAATAATATCTTTACATTTTATATATGAATTCAAAACTTTATAAAAAAAATTTTTTATTAAATACAATTATAATAATATTTTTGATATATAGTATTATTTTGTATTTATTAAAATCATTTTTTCAAGAAAAAACAATAGTTTCTAGATTAAAAAATAAAAAAGTTGCTGATGAAATATTAAATTACATTGAAAATAATTTAGTTCCAAATAAAAAAACAACAACACACTTTTATATTGAAGATTTACCAGTTAAAATACAAAAAAAAATTGACATTATTAATAAAGAATTATTAGAAAAACTAGATGATTCATATAAGCCTATACCACAAATAAATGAAGTATATTTTACAGCTAAAAAAACAGGTAATTCAGATTATTCATTTACAAATTTACATAGTGATTCTCCATTTTTTTATTGTGATACATATAGATTTTTAGTAGTTTTGAAACCTAATAATAACATAGTAACTATTATTCCGGATGATAATGTCGATAAAGTATTAGATAAATATGATATTTTGGGATTTGATTATGCGCGTAAATTACATTATATTAAAATCAATAATTCAGAAAGCAATGATAGTCGAATAGTATTGAAATTACATTTTGCAAAGAGTAAAATATGTAATAAATTAACAAAACGATATACACGTTGGGCTCGCAATTTATATGTAAATAATTTAGAAAACATGGATTTTAGAGGTTATGGTATGCTTACAAGTCAATTTATTAGTTCATATTCTTTGTATTATTTAATATTTTATCTCATTATTGCTTTTATTTATTTTACTTCAAAAAAAGAAAATAAATTACTAATGTATATATTAATTATATTATTAATTCCTATAATATTTTATTTATTATGGACAACAATGTTTTATTTATTTGATTATTAAACTATAATGAATTATAATATATCATTTTTATGAATATGTTAAACAAAAGTTATAATAAATGATAAATATTATAACTAAAGTAAATAATATTTTTAATTACTTTTTTGTTATAGAAAATATACTAAAAGGTAAAAAGTAAAATATATTAGTTATTATTTTTATAGGTGATGTATTTATATTTATTATAGTTTTTTCATTGGTTAAATAATGTGAAATTTCTGGAACAATAAAACAACAAATAGTAAAAACAATTAGTAAAATATATGGATTAATTTTGTATTTTAATAGAATATATGATGTACAAAAGAGAATAAAAACTGATATAATTGATATTATTATATATGGAAATGTTAAAAAAAGTATTATAAAATATACAATCAAAAACTTCCCTTTATATATTAGTATGTTTAAACAAGTCATATACACAATACCTGTTAATACATGAATAATTCGATTTGTATAATTTTTATGATAAAGTATAAATTCATTTAGTTCATTTTGAATATATTTCTGCAAACGCAACATATTATATATAATATATATTATAATAAATCTATACTATAAATAAATAAAATGTATTTTATAATTTAAATTTTATTTTTTTTATTAATTATGAATTTTATTTTAAATATATTTATTATTATATATATAATTTATATTAATCATTCAAAATCATTGTTAAATTATGTTATATATATTTTTTTATTTAGAAATAAAATAGAGAAATAATTATTAAAAAATAGTATTAAATATATATTACACCGATTTAAATAATAATTTTAAAATTTATTTACATTATTTAAAAAAAATTATAACTCCAAGTTATAAAATCCAATACAAAAACATGAAAGAAAAAATAGCACATACCATAATAACTTGTTTTATACAATAAATTATTTGTATTTAATTTTATTTGTTTTAAATGAATGAGTACATAAAATGATGAAGTAGCAACTAAAAATAATGTAATTAAAACTAATTGTTGTATCATTGATTTATCTTCTTTTTTAAGTAAATATAAAATAGATAAAGGCATCCAGAAAATAGAAAATAAAACAATACATAATAGACCACATAAAATATTATTTTTTATATGATTATCAATAGTTTTTGATGTATTTACATAATACATTGTAGTTAAAAAAGGAATAGCACAAAGGAAAATAGAAAATGTATAAAAATGTTTTAAATTTCCTTTAATAGAACCCCATAATTGATTTACATTAGGAGTATTAGTTCCTAATCTATAGTAAGAATAAAGTAAAAAAGCACCAAAGACAAGTATAGAAACATTTTTCATATTTGAATCATGTGTCATAATCATTATTATAAATATTAAATATATATTTATTTTAAATTATTATAAAACTATTTTTATAATTAAATAATATGAGGTTTGATATATTAACTTATATGGTGGGTAGTTTTTATATTATGAATACTATGTTTCATGTATCAAATAAAACAACAGAATATTTATTTAATAATAAAATAATCCATTTACCTATGTATAAATTTGATAAAATTAATGAAGTTATTTATTCAAGTGTTCATTGTATATTTATAAGTTTTTTATGTTTTTTATGTATTGATACGAAACATATTAATTATGAACATTATTTTAATTATCAAATAACAAATAAAACAGAAGATAATGATTTAATGGCATTAATATTTTCATTAAGTTTTTCTTATTTTGTAATTGATTTTTTCAGATGTATTTATTATAAAAAATATTTATTTATTATTCATCATTTATGTGCTTCTTTTTTATTAGGACATCATTTATATTTAATGAAAAATAATTATAATCATGGTATTTATGCTATACATACATTATTTTTATTGGAGTCAAATAATATATTATTAAATATTGGTTATTTATTGAAAGAATTTAAATTTCATTATTCAATAACATGTACATCATGGATTATTCATTTATTATGTTTTTTCTTATTTAGAATAATTCAATTTCCTAAAGTATTTATAGTATATTTATTAAATGATTTTGATTTATTTCATGTACTTTTACAAACACCAAATATTTTAATTATATATATGGGTTCATTATATTGGACAATACGACAAATAAAAGGAATTCATAAATATTTAAAGGAAAATTGCGTTATATAATTTATTTTTATTTTATTTTTATTTTAATTTTTGTTTTTTTATGATTTTTTTGTTTTTTTTATGATTTTTTTTTATGAATTATAAGAATGAGTAAAGTTTTTGTATTTGAACCACGTTCAGGCTTATGTAATCAATTAAATTGTATAGCTATTGGTTTGGTTATTGGAGTTATTTATAATAGACAAATATATTTTCATGGATTTCAATTGGATTATTTAAATGAATATGAATTAACAGATTTTGAAACTATAATTGATATAGATTATTTAAATAAAATATTAAAAGAATATAAAATAAATACAAATATTATTAAAAAAAAACACTTAAGTAAAATCGATTTAATATATGAAAATATAAATAATATTGAAGTATTAAATACAGAAAATATTCCAATATTTAATATAAACAATATTTTTCCATTTTTAAACATAAAAGAAAATTTAAATAAACAAATACTTAATTTAAAAAATCCAATAAATACAATATTACCTGATGAAATGAATAATTTTTATAATTATATTCGAATTAATATAAAATTTAATACAAAATATATGGAAATTACAAATAATATTATTGAAAAATTTGAATTAAATAATTTTTGTTGTATTCATTTACGTATTGAAGATGATGCTATTGAATATGTGAATAAAACAAATGATTTTGATTATATTAATGATATTTATAAACAAATATATATAAATGAATTAGAAATATTAAAAAAAACAAATACACAAATATATGTATGTACATCATTGGGACTTTTTGAAAATAAAAATAATTTATTTTATAAAATTATAAAAAAACAATATAATTTAATAGATAAAAATGATTTATTAATGGAATTAGGTTTAAATGATATATTAGAACAAAGAGAAATATGTGGTATAATTGATTATTTAATTGCTTTAAAATCTGATTATTTTGTTGGTTGTGATTGGTCATCATTTAGTATTGCAATAAAAAATCATCATGATTTTCATAAAAAGTCTTATAATTTATTAAATATATGGGAATCTATATCCAAATATTAAATAATATTAAATAATAATAGTTATTTTTTTTGTTTTAAAAATATTTCTATTAAACAATCTTGAATTGTTTCATTTTGAGATAAAATACATTGTATTTCAGCAGGTGATAAAACATAATCTTCAATATTTTCAATAGATTTACCATCAGGAGTTATTACTTTTTTTACTTCTTCTTCTATTGTGTCATATTTTACTTGTATCATTTCACATATAATTTCTTTAGAAGCTTTTTTAAATTCATATTTAAAATCTATTCTTCCTGGACGTATAAGTGCTTCATCAATTTTATCTGGATGATTTGTTGATAAAATTATCATAACACCGTGTAATTCAATAATTCCATCTAAAATATTTAGAAAACAAGATAAATCAAAACCTTTATTTTGCGATGCAATAATTGTTTTTAATTCTTCCGCAAGATTTTTATCATTAGAATTTTTAGAAGTTTCTGGTTTATCTGTTATTAATGTAAAAGAATCATCATTACTTTCTTTTCGTTCTTTTATAGATGATAATTTAGTAGCATCACAATCTTCTAATATAAAACATAATTGTTTTCCGTCATAATTTTTATTATTAATTTTTCTAGTAAGAAAAACATTTTCTAATTCATTATTAGACTGAATATTACTTAAATTAACAATAATACCATGTCTATTAGTTTCTTTTAATATTGCTTTTATTGTACTGGTTTTTCCTGTTCCTGGACTACCATAAAATAATATTCCTGCTTTGTAAGGAATTCCCATTTTTTCATATTGTTGAATGATTTTTTCATCAGGATTTTGTTTAAACTTATTTATGTAATTCATTAATTTATCTTTATTTTGAATAAAAACATTATTAAAATTCTTATTATGTATATTTACAAATTCAGAATAAATTAATCTTGTTTCTTCATCAATATTTTCCGTTTTTTGATATACATAAATATATTGTTTATCATCCTTTTTTGATATTTTATCAATATAATCTTGTTCTATTTTATCAATAAAATCATTTAATACTTTAATTTTATTATTAATATCATTTTGTGTTTGATAATGACAGTACAATGTTGCTTCTAATTCACTTAAATTATTATTTTTATCATCATCATCGCTATTTTTTCTAAAACTTGTCATTCTTAAATAAATTTCATATTCTTTAGAAATTAATATATCTTCAAAATAAGAAGGAATAAATTGGTATCTATTATTATCATCAATATCATCAAATCTTCTATGATATGATGTATCTTTTAATTGAGTAGTTAAAATTTCTTTTTTTTTCTGTATATCAATAGATTTTAGATAATCTAATAATCCTATAAATTTAGTACTATAAATATTCTTTTTTTGTGTTTTATCAGAATATCCTATTTGATTGACTACAGTATGTGTAGTTAAAACTATACTTACTATTTTATTATTAAATATGTCATTAATAAATTTTTTTGTATGATTTTCAATATATCCTTTTATAGACCCAATATCTAGAGAATTAATAATAAAAGTAATAAATGTATAGCAAAATATTAATAATATCATATAATGGTGATTAATAGTTTCCATTTTAAATAATGTACCTAATAAAAGTAAATTTGGGGAATTCAATAAATCCATTTTTGTTATCTTTAAATATAAATATATTTAACTATAATTTGTATATTACTTAATTACGTTATTTAATAATTTTAAATTATTATATTTTATTTAAATAGAAATATTTCAATTTTTTTAAAAAATTATCTAATTAATATATATAATGACAAAAACAAATATGAATAATGAATTAATGACAAATCCCTTAGTATTAGTTATTGGAGGACTTTTATTACTTTTAATCGTTTTAGGTATAATTAGAGCTTTTATGCCTACTTTTAGTGCAGGTATTGGTGTAAATGCTCATTTTGGCACTATTAAAGGTGGTGTAAATTTTGAAGCATTTGACAATCAAAATAAACCATGCTTCGTTATTTTTAAAGCTGACTGGTGTGGTCATTGCCAAAGAACTATGCCAGAATTCCAAAAATTAATGGACGAAAGAATGGATAATGTTGAAGTTATTACTGTTGATTCTGACCAACAACCTGATTTAATTAAAGAACATGGTGTACAAGGATTTCCTACTATTAGATTATATCCTCAAGGTTTAGCTAATAAAGATACTTTTGAAGATTTTCAAGGTGAAAGAACCTTAAATGGATTTAAAACATTCTTACAAAAATTAATGAATACTAATTAAGTTTAGTTAAAAAATATTTAAGTAAATAAAAATATTTTTTTAATAAATATTGTTTTTTTAATTTTTTTAATTTTTTATTAAAAAATAATTTTGTTTTTTGAATTCCTTTTTGTATAATATCTTTTTTTTCATGTATATTCATTAGTATATTTATTTGTGGATTATCAATTATATAGATTGTATTTTTTAATTTTTTTTTGTAAAGTAATTTTAAATAATTATTGTATAATAAAAAAATAGTATTAAATGTATCACCTAATAATATATTTTTATTTTCATCATATAATATTGTATTTTCATTATTATTTATAAAATTTTTTTGACTTTCCGTATATACCATCATTCCCATTTTATTTGTATTTTTTATATAATGATATGGATATGGATCCAATATTGCTCCATCATAATATTTACAATTATTGTATATTATTGGTGTGCATATTAATGGAATATTCATACTCATTAATATAGCATCTATAACAATCATATTAGGACTATTTATATAATTAAAATATTCAATCTTATTTAACGTCTGATTTACACTATTTATTGTTAATATTTTATTTGTTAAATTATATAATTCTTGGAATGTTATATTTTGATCAATATTTTTTGTTAAAAAAAAAGATTTAACTAAATTTCTCATATTTGTTGTTTCTATAAAACCTCCTAATTGAATTATATTTATTAATTTAATATCAAAGAAATTTTGAAATTCTAAATTTAATATAATTTCCTTCATTTCATTAATAGTATAATGAATATTAATAAAAGCGCAAATTAATGCACCGGCTGAACATCCTGTTAAATAATGAAAATTTTTTAATGGAAAATAATTATTAATAATTTCTAAAGAACCTAAATAAGATAAACCATTAAGACCACCTGAACCAATAATTAATTCATGATATTTATTTTTTATTTTATCTATTATTTTTTCTTTCATAAATTATATTAAAAATATTTTTTTATATATTCATATTATGGATAACTATGATTATTATGGTAATTACAAAAATAAAGATGAATATCCTTTATTTAGTGTAAATGATTTACAAAAAAAAGCAAAAGCAAAAGAAATGAATAGAAATAAAATATTTTTTTCTATAGCAAAAAGATGTTTTGAAAAAATTAAAGAAACTTCTGCTAATGATGAAATATATTGTTTTTTTAAAATACCTGAATATATTCCAGGAGTTCCATTATTTAATATGACCAATTGTGTATTGTATTTATTAAATTTATTACAAGAAAAAGGATTTAAATGTAGATATGTTGATAAATTTATTTTATATATAACATGGACACTTCCAAAAAAAGAAGTAAAAGCTATTGAAGATAAAAAACCTCAAATAAATAATAGTCCTTTAAATGATATTCATTTAAAATATAAACCAATTGAAGGAAATAGTATTATTGACTTTATTCCTAGAAAAAAATTTTGATTTTATTTTATATTTTTTAATTTTATTAATATTTTTTAATTATATTTCATATTTTATTAATATTTTAATATTTTTATTTTCCTTTTGCACCAATATATTTTCCTAATTTAAATATATTATCCATAATAAATATGATAATTAATCCAATTACGATTAAAACGATTAAATCTTGAATATCATTTCCGTTATTATTTTCTTTATTAGAAAAACTTTCTATAGTTTCTTCTTCGGATTGATTTTTAGAATTTATCATCATTTTATATTTTCTGAATTCATTTTCAAGTTGTACAAATCTATCTTGAAGAGATTTTTTTTCTACATCATCTAAAAATGGTTGATAATTATTATCATTAGCATAAAGACTATTTACTTTATTAAGTGGATTAAATCTATATTTATTGTAATTTTCATTTATATTATTTTCTGGCATTTTGTTTCTTTCTACATAATTCATAGTGTTTAATATTTTTTTTAAATTTTCATTATCTTCTTTTAGACTTTCATAATCCATTTGAGATTTAGATTTAAACATATTAACTTCTTCATTATAATCTTTTGTTTGATTTTGATTTTGATTTTGATTTTGATTTTGATTATTTGAAGGAACAGTATTTGAATTAATAGTAGTATTTACAGTATTTTTATTATTATAATTTTGATTATTTTGATTATTTTGTTGATTATTATTTATGTCTTGATTTTTAATTAAATTATTTCCCCAGGCTTCTTCTAAAGAACAATAAGAAATTTTAGACATTTCTATACTAAATATATATTAGATTTTTTTAATGTAAAAAAAATATAAATATAAATTTTTTAAATGATTTAATTTAAAATTTTTTTATATAATAATAATTTATGGATATAGAAATATTAAAAAATATATTTTTATTATTTGTTATTATTGTATTAATCTATTTAATTTCTACTAATCAACATTATAATAAAATATTAAGTAAAAATAAATTTAATTATTTACTTTTAATTATTATTATTTATTTTGTTTATATTGATGCTCCATTGATTATTATTGTTATTTTATTATTAACATGTTTAGTATTAAATAAATATTTTTATAATAAATATTTAAAACAAAATAAATATTTAAAAGATTTATTACCTAATATAGAAAGTTTTGAAAATAATGATGAAGTCGATTTTATTCCTTATGAAACCAAAGAAGAAAATAAAGAGGAAAATAATCAAGAACAAAGTTCAGAAAATAAAAATTCGAACAATAAAAATTTAGAAGAAAGCCCTAAACAAGAAGTAGAGCCATTTAAAGAAAGAGTACAAGAAATAAGAAAATTTTTAAATAATGCTATTACACCGACCGAAAAGAAAAATGAGACAAAGACATATTAAAAAAATAAATCTGAAATATTATTCTTTTCTTTCGGTATTTATAACTTTGGGTCTATCACTCGTCTTGTGA